GAGTTTAGTGAGTAAGGTAATCTTGGCATAATTTATTTGTCGTTACTTGAATGTCTTATAGTATATTTTACAGGGTTAATTGTAAATTTGAAGTTATCCAACTTTTAGAAGTTTCTTCCCATTCATAGATTTTCCCATCAGTTGGATAAGAAATAGGAGAATTCCATTGACCTGTCTTTGCATCTAATTTATCCCAGCTAGGGTATGGTTGGGGTGGTGAAAATATATCTAAATCTGGGTGATAGATGTATCCAATACCAGCATAATTTGCTCTCAATGGTTTACCTCCCAGATTGTGTTTTCCTAATCTAGTATTGTAACTTGTTTGAATCCAGGTTCCTCCAAAATCACATTCATTAGCTAAATAATTTTGACCATCATTTTGATAAATATCATCAACAACAATTATTCTTAAAACTATATTGTTTTTATCTATTTCTGCAAAGTGTGCCATATTATGCAATATAAGTCAAGATTATTATACCTGACCCTCCGGATTTAGGATTGTTATCAAAAGTACCACAACCACCTCCACCACCCCCGGTTTGAGGTGTTCCAGCAACTGATACATTTATATTTGTTCCACCAGCACCACCCCCACCTATACCACCTGCAGCTTGAGGTGTAGAACTACCTCCACCCCCACCACCTCCGGCTAAAATAAAAGTTCCTGAGGCAGTTACAAATGTACCACCCGAACCGCCTGCACTACCTGGGTTTTGTTGACCAGATATGTCTGTACCAGGTGCCGCATAACCACCACCACCAGATGCCCCGTACTGTCCACCGGATGTAGCATTTCCTCCCCTATTACCTTGGCCTACTGTCCCATTACCACCAACTTGACGATTAGCTCCACCACCAGATCCACCACCGGTTACACCTTGGGCTAATCCTTGACCACCACCACCTCCACCAACTGCAGTAGTTACAGAACCAAAAGTTGTAGGATTACCTACAGAACCAGCTGTCACAGCACTTGAATCTGCAGAACCAATTCCAGCAGCACCACCTGCACCAACACTATAAGAAATTCCTGTACCAGTTACACCTGTCAATATACCACTAACAACACCTCCGGCACCTCCACCCCCACCACCAGTGGCATTACTCCATCCACCTCCTCCACCTCCACCACCTGCTACAAGTATATAACTTATTCCTTGAGCAGTAAGTGTTGGGGGAGAATTAAAAACACCAGTACCAGAAAGTATTATTTGATATAACTTAGTAGGTATAACAGGTACACCTCCAACTCCATAAGCTTGAGCACTAGCTGTTCCAATAGTTTCAAGGAAAGGCATAGTTAGAAAGTTGTCTTACTCGCTAATACTGTATATGGAACTCCAGCTTGGTATAATGATAATACTTGAGCAGCTGAAAGTGTAGAGGTAAATAATATAACTTCAGAAATTGTTCCAGGAAAAATTCTTTGAAAACTTGGAGAAACTGCATCTGATCCAATACTCAATATTCCAGTGGGAGCTAAAGCAACAGTTCCAGTATCTGTATATACTTGAAAACCATCTAGATAAAAACGAGGGTAACCTGAAGAATCTAGGGTCATTACTACAAAATGCCAACCCGGGGTTACTACAACGCCTGTTGGTATCCAACGAGTTAATTCAAATAATCCTTGTAGAGTATTACCTAAAGCATCAGCGTTTGGAGCACTATTAGAACCAATACCAAAACCATAACCAGTACTAGTAGCTGCATTATGTAGCATTAGTATTATACCACTAGAAGTAGCTGCTGGCATATTGAACCATGCACCCATTGATACGTTAGTAGTTGCAGTAACTCCTGTGTTAGAAGTAATATAACCAGAACTTGCATTAACATTAAATCCACTAACTGTAGTTAAATAGGGGAAAGGACCTGACTGTCCAAAGTTAATTGTTCCTGTAACAGTACCAGTATATCCATTACCTGAGCTATCTGCAGCAGTGGTTGAACCAGCAGGTTCTCCCAACTTATACCAAGCTCTAGGAGATAATGCAGCTACTTGAGTTTCATAAGAAGACCCATATGGAGAATAAAGTGCAGTAACAGAATAAATATCAATACCATTGGCATTACCACTACCAGGAGCTGTACCACCTTGCCAATAAACTTGCCCTGAACTTATTACAACATTATCAATAGAAATAGGACTACTACCAAGAAGTCCACTTGTTGTTGCATAAGCTGGAGAACCTTGCTTGGTTAATATAGTAGTAGTAATTGCTGTACCAGTAGTTAAAGTAGGGCCAAGGTTACCACTTGAAGTAATATTTAAATTAAATGTTCCAGTTGCTGCAGAACTATAATACCAAACACTGCCTGAGCTAGTTGAAATTGTAGTTGTTCCATTTACTCCTGCATTAACAACATTAATCTTTTCATACCCTGCTTGTAAAATTGGATTGACAAGTGTAGAATTTGTATTTAAAGTTCCACTTGTTGTACCACCACGAATACTACCATTGGATATAATAGGATAAGAAATAACAGTTCCAGAAGAAACTGTAGCATTCCCATAAGATATTCCTGTACCATTAGATACTAATGCTTGACCACTGGAGGTAGTAACGTTGAGTAAAGTTTGACTTACTAGTAGATTGGCTTCCGTTAAATCTACTGCTGTTAAGATAGGAACAGCACTTACACCAGCAAGTTGCAATTGTGCAGTTGTTCCATCAATACCTCTACTTACTCCACTAATAGTTACTGAGCCAGAAGCCCAGTTATAAGACCCGGCAGGACAATATATCTTTTCTTCAGTGGTTTGGCCATAATTGAGGGCAAGGTTAAAACCCCCAGATGTACCAAGGTTATTCCAGGCACTTGTAGTACCGGTAATTGTAATTGTAGTTACACCAGATGCTACACCAGTAAAAAGAGTCCCGGCTGGGGCTCCTCCTACATAGGTGTTCTGGCTATATGATGTCCGTGGCATGATTATCCTTCAGGCTAGCTAGTAGCCAAGTAAATCAAGCAGGGTACGGAGCAGACTGCCAGGTAGGTGTGATTGAAAGTGAGTCACCAGAAGCAAGAGTAACTGTTCCAAGGTCTGCAAATGGTGCATACCAAAGTACAACTGCAGGGATTGGTGAAGCTGCTGGGTTACTTGCTGAACCAACACCACTCATGGTTGCAATGAAGATACCGTTGATGTTAGCCCAAGTTCCACTCTGGCAGGTAAAGGTCTGTGCTGAACCGTAAGTACTCTGTTGAACGTTAATAGTGTTAGCACCGATAACTGTAGTACCGGCAGTTGGAGCACCCCAAGTACCAGAAGCAAGGAAGGCACGTGAGTAACCAATACCTGAAACAGCAGCCAACTCGGTTACAGGGTATGTACCTGAGTTAAGTGTAATGTTAGTATTAGCAGTACCATACCCTTGAACAGTACCCCATGAGGTAGTGAAAAGACCAAGGTAAGTACCTGAAGTTACAGCCTGTGAACCTCTAGGGACAATATTAAGAAGGAAGTTAAGTCCTTCTTGTGGGAATACGTAGTTTGATGAGGAAGCCATCTTTTAACCTTTCTTTACTGAAATTGTATATCTATAGTGAATTGAATAGTGTCACCGGCACTCAAACTAAGTCCAACAAAGTTAGTCTTAGCAATCATTCCACTACCTTGAGTAATCCAAGTAGTCGCTGGAATGCTGGTTAATGCTGTTGAACCATTTTGCCCTCTAAGTACATAAAGAGTTTGATAGTTGTCTCCACTAACTACTGTCATTACTTCTGATGCAACTTGAATATTAAAAGGATATTGAGTTGGCCAGTTGTAGTAGTTACTTGGATAAATAAAACTTTGGGAGTTTGAATTAACCTGTTGTGTTAGTTGCCCTTGGATAGGAGCTGTAAAACCAGTAAAGAGTCCAAGGTTAGTTAGAGTTTGTGTTGCTGAACTTGAAAAAAGTCCTACCCATTGGTAGGTATCTCCACTAGTGGTTGTAGTAACTTGACTAACATTACCACCAGTTCGAGCTTGTACTTCTTCAAATAAAGCTACATCAGTAGCACTTGCTGTACCACTTGCAACTCCGACTCCAAGCCAGGGAGCATTTGCTCCGGCAGTTCCAGAAACTAAAGCTCGTACGATTGAACTTCTCGTACTTGCTGTTATTGTTCCTGCCATTCTGGTTCCTTAGACTCATCAGCTGATGTCAAGAGAAGTTCCCCCATATCTTCCCTTGACCCATCTGCTTTAATTTTTGTAACTCTCACCGTTAGCTTAGTACTAACTGGATTAATTCCATCCATATTAAATTAGCACTGCTGTTGCTTAGTGTTCTTTTGCTTAGTCTGGTTAAGGTTGCTTTGGTAAACATTAAAGTAACCAGTCAACTGTTGAGTCTCAAGTCCACCATCAGGACCGTTACCGGTACGAATCTGGCGAACTTGTTGTTGAACAATTGTAGTGGTGTCTTGAACTACTGCACCGTTACCAATAACTTGATAAGCGTGTACTGTTGCGTCATCAATCCAAGTTGGAACAGCGTTAGGTGTTCCGTAGTAGTTAGGATAAGCAGTTGTTCCACTTGCAGTTGTAATGTTAATGTTAGTTGCAGTAGCAGTTGAACCACTTGTACTAAGTACAGGAAGAGCAGCACCAGTTGCACTAGAGAATACAATTTGTGTAGTTGTCTGTCCAAGAAGTTGAGCAGTGTTACTACTAGATCCAGCAGCAATTACTGAAAAGGCAATTGTACTAGGAATAACAGCTTGAAGACCACTAACAAGTGCACCAACAGTTGAGTTACCTGTAAGTCCTGCAGTATTGAAAGTTGTTCCACCAACACTACCTGAAATGGTAAATGCAGTAGTAAGGTCAGTTACTACAAGCTTGTAAAGTCCACTAGGTGTAGTTGCAGCATTAATAATCTGCAATGGGTTTGGCATGTAAGATGTAGCAGCAGAATTTTGACGAATCGTCTGCTTCGTTAGCTGCTCAGATGTTACGTTTGGTGTTGTAGCCATTATAGTCCGCTTCCTTCTCTACGTGAGTTGTATTGTCCGCTTTGGAAAACAAAGCCATTGTTATTTGTACCCATGTATCCATTACCAGAAACTGTAGGTGTAGCGTATCCGTTACTTACAGCACCTGGGAAGGTTTGGGGTAGGAATGGGTAGTACCAGCCTAGACTTGTTTGTGTCTGTGTATTAAGTGCTCCTGAAGGAACAATAATAGTTAGTGGTTCTGTTGAAACGGAAGAATCCAGTCCCAACTGTGGGGTCGACTTTTCTTCGCTCATTTAAGCTCCTTATAGACGGGAACTGAACTCCCGTTTTTTATTTTAGATTTGTGGGTCTGTTAGACTCGCCCCAAATTTGTTGAGGTGTCATAGATGGTCCCTTTGGCTCTGCCTCATCTGGTAGGTCAATCTTGTACATACCATTATTTTCTGAAGCATTATCGCCAAGACTTTCCATCAGGTGACTGAGGTGGTCATCTTGTTCATTGGACTCTTCGGCCAATTCATTGATTCTAGTTATTGCTTCTTCATCATTCAAGAAACGGATACGACCTCTTTGTACAGCTCTTAGAACAAAAGGGTCACGTCTCAACTCTTCAGTAATGGTTTGAACACTTCCGTGAATACCATGTGCCAATAGTTTAAACGAGCCCTTAGGACTTGAAAAATTAGTAGCCGAAGGCATCAAATTTTCAATCCAAGAACCAGTGTTAATGCTCTCCAATCCCTTGGTAGAGAATGAAGGTGTAACACGAGCAGCAGATAGATCCACTGGATCTGCCTTGTGCTCTACATAAATGCCATCGTCAAATGGGACATTTACAGGGGTACTATTTCCGTTATCTCCGGAACGTGATACAGTTTTAGCCATTTTACTTCTCCTTGTTTCAAGGCAATTTACATATTTTGTAAACTGCTAACAGATCTAGGAAATCAGAATCTGCGAGGGGTGGGTAGGAGCCAGAAGGCGGTGGAGGGCATCTGACCCCTACCCGATTTGTTGCTAAGACAATTAAGCCTTAACGATCTTACCAAGTCCGCGTGGGTTGAGAACAATCTCTGATACGAGCTCGTCCATGACCCATCCCTTGTGGAACTTCTCAGGTGTGTGGTTCTCTTCAACATCGAGTGAGTACATAACTGGGAATACACCGAGGAACTCTGGTGATGGAGTCATGTAAACTGTTCCTTGTGGAACTTCAATTGAACGTTGAACTTGGAAGCCACCGAATTGAACGATACGCTCACCGGCAACTACACGGTCCTTGAAGGCCCAACCAGTTTGGTTAATGTCCCACTTGTAAAGGTCACGGTAGTCAATTGGGTTGAACAATAGACGTGAAGCCTCAAGTTGGTGAACTTCAATCAATGCTACGAGGTCGTACATTGAGTCAGGAGTAATGTATCCTGAAAGTTCATTAACGATGTGGTTAGGTGAAACTGTGTGGTTAGGGTCAACAGCGTAGTTGTTGATAGCAGCTTCAAGAACAGTGATAAGACGTGCGTCTTCCTGCATCATGATTGCTTGCTTACTCATGTCCTGAGCATATTCTACGATGTTAACACGAAGGTACCAAAGGTCTTCCTTCTTAATCTGAGGGAAGGTTGCAATACGGAACAAACGTACTGGAACTTTCTTACCTTCGAATGAAGTTACACGAACTTCTCCTTCGTTTCCAGAAAGAACGTAAGCCTGACCATATTCGTCAAGGACATCGTACATAACTGGTACACCAGGTGTTAGTGGATCTTCAAGAAGTACGTTACGGGTCATACCCTGGTAACGAAGCTTAAGCTGGATTGGACCAATCATTCCCTGACCAAGACGAACCATGTAGTTGTCCTTGTCAGCAAGAATTGAAGCCAAACGGCGTTGCTTTTCCTGGTTTGTAGCTGCAGTACGTCCTGTAGCGGTCTTTAGACGGTCCTTTGCCTCGAGAATCTCGGCAACATAGTCGTCAGAGCGCTTGGCAGTGCGTGGAGCCAAGTGTTCGGTGCTGTATGAACTCATTTTAAAAGTTCCTTTCTTAGTTAACGCCAACAGGCACTAGGCGGATAACAATTTGGGTTGGCCCAAGAACGTCAATAAGTTCAGCAACTGGAGTGGCGTTAGCGTTAGGAGCAGCTGAAGTCAGCATTCCCTTAGCAGAACCTGTACCTGCGTACAAGAATGTACGGGCACCAGTTGTTGATACTGAGTATGATTGAGTAGTGTCAAAAGCAGGAGCCGTAATGGTGAAGAAAGCATTCTCACCACCGAGCCATACGGCCCAGGCGTTAACTCCAACTTGAGTCACATCATCAATGTTTGGGTTGCGGTCCAAGCAACTTAGACCAAATGGCTTTGGACTAGTTGATGCACCTGTAGCCGTGTTTCCATCGAATAGAGCAACAGTGTCGGGGCCGGTTCTGTAGACGACCATACCCGAGTAAATGTTACCCGTCTCCGAAGGATCCAGGAAAGTGTTGTATGGAGTAGCTTCGTACTTCTCATACAACGGACTGCACGTACGGTGCACTCCTACGTTGGCAACAGAGTTTAGCTGTAGCATATTTCTTTCTCCTTATGGGATTATTTTAGTGTCATTAGCCAATCGTCAGCCTGTACGGACTGGCGAGTGACAGTTGAGGCAGTCGTCATACGACCCATCTCGGGCAGGCGGTTTGCACCACTAGCCACTTTTTGGCTCCGGGGCTGACGGGCCCCAGACTCTTCGAGCATGTCGAGGCTAGCTTTAAAACCAGCAAGCTTTGCATCTGACATTTGCTCAAACTTTGCAACGTGCTTCATACGGTCATCTTCTGTGACCATACCAAGACGCTCAAGACGCTCTACAACCTGTAGTGCATCGAAAATCTTTTCACGACTTGCTTGAACCGAAGCAACAGTGCCTGCATATGGGGCAAGTGCTGGGTTAGTTCCATCGTAAGGGAATGGGTTACGGTCATCGTCCGCTTGTGGAGTCTTACCGGTTTCTGAACCATCATTGTAGTAGTTTACGTAACCAGCATCTTCGCCGTTTACTTCTTCTGGAACTTCAACGTTGGTAGTGTGGTCAGGAGTAACTGCATCTTGGTAGGTGAAGTGACTTCCTGAATCATCAAGGTTACGAACATCTGTGATTTGGAGTGTCTCTTGGTTACCGTTAGTGGCTTCCTTTGGCTTCTTCTTACCGTCACAGTTCTCAGTCTTGCAACCAGGACCAGAGCACCATTCAGTGCGCTCAGCAAGCTTAGCAGCCTTCTTCTCGGACTTCTTCTTCTTTTTCTTGTCCTTCTTTTCCTTCATTTTTTCTACAAAATCGTCTTCATCTTTGTCATCCTCATCCTTGTCGTCTGAGTCTTCGTCCTTAGAAGCAAACTTATTGATTTCTTCAAGGTAACCCTCAAGGGCCTGAAGTTCTTCGTAAGCCTGCTTGTAATCAGCAGTTACGATAAGGTTGTCTTCGATTTCATTTACTAGACCAGCAACTGTACCTACTGAGTAAACTACATCTTGGTCATTAGAGGCAACACGAGCAAAATCAATTGCTGAAGTTGAGGCTGTGAAAAGGTTTGTGAAGTCGAAGTCAGATTGACTGTCAATAGCGTCACGAATTTCACGGCTTGCCTTGTAAACATTGTAGAGTGTGTCGTCTAGAGTATCTTCAGTTGAAGCATACATTTCACGACCTTCTGGGTAAACAGCACTTGAACCAGGACCACCAACAATTTCACCATTTTCGGCTGCATCAAGGTCTTGAACGTTAAGTACACGCTCTGCTGGGGTATTAGCTACCCAATCGGCCATTTCTTCTGCAGGTGCAGGTGCTTGACTACTTAGACCAAATGGACCATCAAGGTACAAGTTAGTAGTCTGGTCATATGGCATTTGGCGTGGAGTAGTTGAGCCTGGAAGACCTCTCTCCTGCCAAGCATTTTCTGCTTCTTTAACAAGTTCATCGTCAAATCGACTCATTGTTTCTCCTCGTTGGTTTCTTCAGGCTTTTGGCCTTTTTGATTTTGAAAGAATTCATCCTGGGCTACTGCCTGGAGTGCATCCTTACCTCTAGTAACCTTATCTGAAGAAGCAACCTGGTCATCATCTAGCATGTTTCCAATACTAGCTTTCTTGGTCTTCTTCTTAAGTTTACTTTTTTGTTTCTTTATTTTTTCTTTTACTGAGTGTTCAGCGGAAGGAATAAATCTGTTCTTTTTATTTTTAATAAGATCTGGATGTACACCTGTAAAAGAAGGACTTCTGTGATTAAGTTCATCAGGAGGTGTTTCATGTCCACACTGCGGATTTTCGCACTGTATATTGAATCCCCTACGACCACACTTCGGGCACTTCTTTTCTTTTCCTGCTGGTGGAGCCGTAAAGTAATCAGTAAAGGCTAGGCTTTTAAAAGCTGCCTTTTGTTGAATCCCTTGCGACTCTTGCCACTCTTTGATTGCTTCCATGACTTCTGGACTTACAAAAGCACAGTCTTCACAGATACCACCTCGGTAATTAGTCCCCTGGCATTGAGGGCAGTCACCTAGCACAGTAATGTTAATTCTTATAACTTCCAAAGCCTCTTTAATGAGGTTTTCAGAAACTTTCATAATTGGCATTATTGTACGTACTTCTTTTGTAGCAGCCAAGCAGATTCATCGGCTGGGTCAAATACATAACTCAACTCGAAAAAGTTTGGCTTGTGGCAGTTTTCCCAAACAAGGCTTTCCACACGCTTGCCTTGCTTGTAAACAACTACCTTGCGACCTTTTAATGCAGGAATGTGAGTACAGTATTCTGCAGGCTTACTTGCATACCTTCCACAGGCACTACAAGTTGTACCGGCCACATCTGCACCCATACTTACAGCATTTAATCTATCTTCCATAATGGCCTTTGCCAACTTTGGAAAACTTTGAGCATCTACTTCCATAAGGCAATAGACACTAGCATCAACAATTCCACTCGCCAATTTTGTTTCACGATAAATAGCATCCTTGATTACTCCACGAGCTCTCTTTGGATCTTGATTATTGTGTTCAACAAAAACTGGGCGACCAATAAAGGTCTTGTAACCTTGCTTAATCTCATCTACTGGCCAACCATCATAGTTAGCATTTACACGAGAACTAATAGCACGAGCTACAGTATAGACAAAACCCTTTTTTTCTGAAAACTTAAAGTCATCAAAAGTTACTGGGTGAAGGTCAATACTTTCACGCTTACCCAAAGCAGATGTGGATGTACCACCCATCAACGTGACTGTAGGAGCGCCGAATTTAATCATGATATGCATTACCTTGCATAATTAAACAACCCCTTTACATTGTCCCAAACTAGGGATTTTATTGATGTTCATTTCTTCTAGAAAGCAACTCTTTTAATTCACTTAACATTATTTTGTGTTCTTCACTTACACTTAAGTGATAGGCTGCAAGTTCAGCAGCAATTCGGTCTGCTCTTTTGGCGGCGATGAGAAGGATTGCTCCCTGTAAACCAGCGAGGGTTGAGAGCATAAGGTTAAGAAGGATAAACGGGTAAACATCGAAAGGGTGATGTGAGTATCCGTTGTAAAGCATCCATGTAATCATTAAAACTACAAATGCAAAGACAAAAGGCCACGAACCCATGCCATGACGCATAGCGTCTGCAGCTTTTTCCCCTAATGTTCTATCATTTCCAGACCTAACATGTGGGTGATAATCCCAGTGACTTACTTTTTTAATCGTCCGCATCAAGTAAACCTTCATGATAACCTAGATGACGGTTTAAATCACGACCAATACTGTCTACCTTGTGTTCTACACGGTCCCACTGGTCTTTAGAGCTAGAACCACCATTGTTTCGGTGTTGAGAAAGTAGTTGTTCAAACTTGTCATCCATGTCTGCTTTAGTAGCAGCAAGTTCTTTTTCAATTCGACTTAATTCTTTTGAATTGTGATGAGTGAAGTATTTTTGAACTACTTTAGCTAGTGCTGCTAAAGCACCAACGGTGAAAAATGCATTAGCAATATAGCCAAACCAAACATTTGAAGAGTTAAAAAAATTGGAAGCAAAAAACATCTTTACTCTTTAGTATAAATACTATTACTAAGATCTAGGTCATCAAAGTTGCGGGCAAGGGTACCCTCACCTTCTTCAATGATTGAAATCTTTTCAAGATTACTAACTATACTAAGAAATGCCAAAGTAGGTTTTGCAGTCTTAGGAAGTATGGTTGGTTGTTTGTCTAGGAAACGGCTCATTCAGGGTTCTCCTCATTTGAAAACTTATCTAGTCCTGCCCCATCAATCTTAGGGTAGTCCATTCCACCATCACTGCTTGCATGGGCATCAGTATCTGAAGTTGGAACCATAGCATCTGTTCCTTCTATGACTGAAGCCAAGTGTTCTTTAAATTCATCTTCGTTAAATTTTTGATAACTATCGTCAACAATGATTTGCATACCCTTAGCAAGTTTCATACGCTTACGCTTCTTTTGCTCAAAAGGAACTGCAAACTTCATACGGTCACCATAGGTAACAGTTTCAAAAGGTTCATCATCAAAGTCATCATCCCAACCACTTACACTGGCTGTCTTTTTCTTAGGGCCGTTCTTTGGTCCTTTTCGAGTTGACTTAGGTGCGTTCTTCTTTTGTTCGTAAGAAATCTCTGGACGTTGACGTTCTGTCCCACGGTCAGTTTTGTCAGAACCTTTAGTTGCCATTGAAGGATAAACTTCAGGTGTCTGAGTAATGTCATATGGATTGCCAGGTTGAGTCATATTTGGTGCGGCAGGCATACTTGCAAGACCAGCCATTGCACCAGGAGCGAGTTGAGCACCAAGTGATGGGTCCTCAAGAAGCATCATATAGGACTGGTATTCCTGGAAGTATTCTGGTGGGATAGGCAAACCAAGAATAGTAAGTCGTTCAAACAAATCTTTCTTAAATTGTTGTTCTGCAACCACAGTTGCCAACTTCTCATTCTTACGTGCTTCAACTTCATCTTCAAAGTCAATTGGAATATTAACTGCAAGAGTAGCAAGTGAAATTGGGAAACCAGATGCTTGAAGTTGTTGTAGGAATCCACGTTCTACTGTTTCATCACGTAGGTTCATTGAGCGGAACCTTACTTCAGGAATAGCAAGTTTTGGACGTTCCTCCACAAACTCTGCACCTGTTTCTTCATCCACCATTAGTACAGTTTCCATAACAGGAACTCTTTGACCTCCAACATTACGAAACTCATAGTGACCTTGACGTTCTGCCACAGGTTCCATACGTGAACGGATAAACTTTTCAATCTTGTGTTGATATGTAGAAAGCATTTGAGTAATCAACTCACGGTTAAGTGCGCCAGATGCATAAGTACCACCGTTACCACCTTGCAATAGGTCAGCACCAATACCGAATACTTGCATAACCTTTGACTCAACACGCATGAAGTCTTGGTCAAGTCTTGGCATAGATTCACGACCAAAAGCATTTTCAATCTTTAATCCATGGTGATATGTCATCAAACGGAAGTCTGAGTTGATGGCCATTGAAAGGTCATCTCTCAATGCTTGCAATTCAGTTGCATCTGGGATCCATGGACCGTCTTGATCTACGTCCGGGAGGCCCAAAGTAGCAAGAATAAGAGGAGAATAGAGTCTGTCAGCAATAGCATCTTGAGCGGCATTGAGACTTTCTTCCAGCATAAGCATACGAAAAGCACGTAGAAGAATAGGAGTACCATGTTCGCTCCAAGGGTTGGTCTTAAATTTCAACTGCTTCATGATTACATCTGAAACAGGAATTTCTTTATCCTCACGAGCCCATGCAACAACGTCTGGATACAATTGCATAAGCATTGCATACTCTTGAGGTGGATCTCTGCGTTCAATCAACTTCTTGATTTCTTCAGGAACTTTAATGTGATATTGATAAGTTCTTAGTGCTCTGTTCTTTGCAACGATAACATCATTAGGGTTAATAATTTCATCATCTTCCCAAGCACCAATACCATCATGCCATGAACCCATTGCAAATGCTTCACCTACAGTCCAGTGTTCACGACCAAGGTCAAATAGAAATTCATTGTAATCTAGTCCATCAAAGAATAGTTCATTGTAAAACTCAGAGATTCTTTTGTCTGGGTGAACTAGTTCAATATCCAAAAGTGGATAACGAGTATAAATATCAATAAGTGAAGGAACTAGATAGTGGGTGGTGTACATAAGACGAGCCCAGTCACGAATTTTACGTGTTTGTTCGTCCGGGTCCTCCATGTTGAACCACCAGGTACGTTCACGCCAATACTCAAATGGGTCGTGTAACTTAGGCCATGCCCATTGTGCATCTGAACCTGTAGCAGCACCCATTCTACGGTTAGGCGTATTAGCCATACCACTAAGGTCAATCCCACCCATACCACCCATACGAAGGTTATTAAGTCGTTCACGACCTTCTGTAGGCATTGATGCAACATCATTGAATAATGAACCATTCTTAGCATTATTCAACATATCTCTAGCAGCAACCCTACGTGTTATTGGGTTTCTAGGAAGAGTTATACCAGCTTTCCTCATATTATTGAGTTCAGTCTGGGCACTCCAGTCCTTATTAGCCATTGGGCTAGTCCTATTCTATTCCACAGCAGGGAATTCCAGGAGCCTTTTCAAATCCACAATTACTGCAGAATGCGGGCCCTCCACCAAGCATAACAATGTCTCCGCCTGACTTGTTTTGGTCAATTGGCAAACCGCTTAGAGTGTGATTTGCACCTACTCTACGAACAGCTGCTTGACGAATGTTTTGTTGACGTTCCATTATTACTTCTCCAATTATATAATATTAATTACCGAGGAATGTACGGTTTGCGTTAAGATTTGAATATGGTGTACTACCACTAGTAACAGTAACTGATTGATAACCACTAACTACTGTACCACTAACAATAGAAAGGTTTCTAACATTTTGAATACTCATTTGACCAATGTTACCGTTAGCATCAATAGCATTGTTACCAATACCCATTGCACTATAATCAACATACATACCTGGAATGGCCCAGTTGACAATACCTGTACCACCACTAGCAGTAATGCGATAAGCTAGTTTTGGATTTTCAACTGTACTTAAAGTATTGTTTAGAGTAAAGGTTTGATTACCACTTGTAGTTGTAATGGTTCCAGTTGCAAGTGTATTCCAGTTGGTCGAGTTATAGTTGGTATTTTGATAGAATCTATCATTACTACCCTGTAGTTGGAAGAAGCAAGTTCCACTAAATCCAGCTGTAATCCAAAGATCTACATAAAGAGTTTCCATATCTTGAAGACTTACATTTGGTTCTGGGGCACAAACATAACTTACATCAGTAACACCATTACCATTGACATTCAAGTTGAGTCCTGGTACTGCTGAACCAACTGTTCCGCCTTGCCACTTACCATTTACATTTTGTTGTGGCCAAGGTGGTGTAGCACCACTAACAACACTACTAGAGTTAACTGTAGTTGCTGTTCCTGTTACTGCATTATTTGGTCCAATACTAGTAACTGTATTGTAAGTATTGTCTCCATTACCATAAATAGTATTAAATTGACCTGTAGGCCAAACTTTTTTACTTTGTAATGGGCCTTTACCTTCTGCTGCCTGCATATTTGCTCCTAGAGACTTAAGTAGTCTACATCAATGTCATTTCCACCTGTTTCCTGCAAAAACTTTAAAGCATTACCTGAGAAGTCATCTAAAGTGAGTTCTTCATCTTGGGGTTGTTTCTCTTCCTCTACAATCCTAGGTCTTTCAACTTTTGGTGCAGGAGTAGGGACTGGGGCAGGAACCTGTACCTTGATATTTTCAATCTTGGTTTCTAGAGATTCTAGTTTTTGCAATACAGGTTCTAATGCTTTTTGTATTGCTTCTTCGACACTAATTTCAATGTCTTCTATCTCTAGTTGTTCTTCAGTTTCCTTGTGAACAAGTTTTTCTTTTAACAATTCAACCGCATTACTCCACAGAGTTGGTGTAACTTGGGAACCAGTAAGTCTTGCCAACTTACCTGTGGAGTTGTCCCATTCAAAATCATATTCCCTGCCAGAATAGTCAGTAATTGTTCCATAAGTCATCCAACTTAAAGAACCCTCCACCACTATACTGTTTATCCCCACCAGATTTTGTTTCTTAGAATCTAGTGAAGCTTCAAGGATTGGAGTTTGACTCACAATCTTAGCTTTACGTGTTCTGAACATTTTTACTTCTTAACGACCAACTCGTAATCGTTCTTGCGTTCTACACTTGCAGTACGGTCATCCCAGATAACAGCAAATTCAGCGTCACCTAGTGCAACAACTGTTCCTGCAATCTTTGACTTTGAAGTCTCAGCATAAACACGACTACCAACAAGGGTGTCTGAGCTCAACTTAGCAAGTACACCGAATGTAGCATTCTTGTGAGCTTGGCGAGTGTTGAAACCCTTTGCTTGCTTTGAAGCCATAGTAGGCTGACCATATGGTGCAGTCTGTTGTGCTGGGTTAGTGTCGTCTCTTCCGTGAGCTTGACCTGAAGCATTATCACGGTCAATTTCTGAAGCCCAATCACGTCGCCAGTCTTGCTCTACTTGCATATTGCGTTGAGCATCGTTGCTGTCTGCATCAATAAAGTCACCTGGTAGTTGTTCTCCTGGTGCAATAAAGTCTACATCAACTGGACTAGGACCTTCAAAAAGGTCTGCAATTTTAATATTTAACTTTGGTTCCATTTTCTTTCTCTTTCTTTAAAATAGAGATCTATTTGCTTATTTGATTTCTAAGGGGTTTTACATTTATCATCTAGGAGGTTTAGCAGT